AAGGCCGGGAGAAAAGAGGGAGTGCGGGGAGTACGGCGGAAATTAGATAACGGTCGGCAAGTGGCGGAGTCGATCGCAGAGAGTCCGATAGCGAGGAAGGTCTTCAAGTTGGACCAGCCAGGACGGGTCGTTCTCGACCACGACGTTGCCGGGTGTAAGGTTTACAAGTGCGGGATGTGTTCGAGTTTGGGAGTTAAGGATTCACGGCGAGGATTGAAATGACGAACCCATTCACCTTCATCTGCGGGATCTGCGGGTTGAGGAAGGAGCCGTGCGAGCACTGGGAGCAGCAGGAGGTTATCCGGCTACTCCGGGAAGATTTGAAGTTTAACCGGATGGCGCTGCTTGACATCATTCATCTTCTTAGTAGGCAGTTTGGGTTTACAATTCAGCAAGTGCATGGAGGACAGGCTATGTCAATTCTCGGTATCGTCGCCGGAAAAACCGGCGTGTTTACGGAAACCCCTACTCCGGCGGGATCGTCTATCCCGGCGGGAACAATCCCAGTTTGGACCAGCAGCGACACAGTGAACGCGCCAGTAGTTCCTACGGCGGATGGTACAGGGTGCTCGGTCACCGTTCCGTCTTCGGCCACAATCACAACGTTCAACCTGACGGTTGCGAATCAGGATGGGTCGTGCTCGACGACTGTGGCTGTTCCGGTAACTCCACCTCCGATACCGCAGACCGGGTTTGACATCGAGCAGACCAGCTAGCCGTCCAAATTGGACAAGATGACCCGATCCGCGAGACGCGCAGAGGAGTGGAGAGTCTTCCGAGCCCGACACAGGCTCTCACAGCAGGCTCTTGGAGAAATTCTCGGCGTGTCTCGCTGGACGGTTAAGAACGTGGAGCAGGAAAGATTTACGCCAGGAAAGAAGTTGCTGGCGAGATTCAAAATTCTGAAAGGAAAACATGCCCGAGCAAACGCTGGCGCTAAAGTTGAATGGAGCCGAGATTCGGAAGGTTCTCTTGGAGAAGATCGACCAAGCCCTGTCGCGGGACTGGTCAATGAATCCCGCAACCTCGTATGACTTCTTCGAGGGCAAGATTACGGTGTCGATCTCACTGCACGATACCGGGCACGAGTACCCGCTGGATGTGAGCGTGGGGATGCAGCAAGGTCTTGAGCCGGCGGAGGCGGAGACGCAGACGGTGGAGATTCCGATCAACAAGCTTCCGCCGAACGTGGTCAGGGTGGATAACGGCATTGAAGTTCCGGTGCTCGCAAAGTCGGGCGAAGGGCCAGCGACGGTCAAGGGGATTCGGTACAAGAAGGGGTCGGCGCCCAGGAGTGCGTGATGGAGTCGGAGATCGAGTCTCGTTTGGTGGACGCTTTAGAGTCTATCGCAGACTCACTAGCGGAGTGGTGTAAACTCAACCAAGCGAGATTCGACCGTGAGTATCCAATCAGACCAGTCGCCAGTGACATCGACGTTCACGTCCCCGAAACCGAAGAAGAACGCCTCCAAAAACTCCAGTCCGCCTTGCCAGAAGAAATTGAAGAGTACGTTGGACCCAGAGAACGATACATCCTCGAACATCCTCCAGAACGTCCCAAGGAACCCTTACCCAAGCCAAACCGTTCCAAGAAAAAAGCAACTCCTAAAAAGGCTCAAGGTAAGTGAGGCGGAGCTTGCCGCGGCTCCGAACATCACGTCCATCCTGAAAGAGAACAAGTTCGGCGTCAGGCGAGCGCTGGAAGCGATGCGCTTCTCGGATGAGCCGCTGATCTTAGCCTTCCTCGAACAGTACGATGTGCTCTCTGAGCGCGACCGCCAGGAACTCTCCATTGAGGCAATCGCTCTTGCGGCGAAGTTGAATATCCGTCACCTGTGGGGAGAGATGCAGCTTGCCATCCGGCAATACTCCGCGAGTTCCGTATTAACCATCGCGGCGAACTCGCATCCTGAGATTGTGAAACGCAGAATCATTTACGCGAAGACTCCCGGCGGGTATCGAGACCGGGACAAGTTGGATGAGATGCTGGGGGCAATCAAGCCGGGGCAGGGTTCGACCTTCATCGGAAAATACTTCGCGGCGACGACGAAGGAGATGCCGGAAGACGATTCCGAGCCGGAGAAGGTTGTGGACGACATCGAAGCGATTTTTCCTGAGTGCTCCGTGATGCAGGAGCGCGTGCAACCGATGAGGCAGAAAGTTCTCGAAGCGGGGAAATAGCCATCTACTCCGAAAAACTAATCCTCGCCAACCTTGAAGAGTTCGAGCGTCGGGAGAAGTGGTGCCCCGTCTACCACTCACTCGCTCAGGTGGAAGAGTTCAAAGCCTACATCAACTCGATTGTCCGCGTGGAAGAGAACTCTAAAAACTCCTACTACGAACTGACGCGGGAGTTGACCGCGCAGCGCGCGAAAGACATCCGCCGGTGGATCGAGAATGAGCAAGTGCTTTGTATGCTCGACAACAAGTACTTTGAGAGTCGCTACGCATTTGTTTGCGATGAGAAGGGCGACATATTCCAGTTCAAGAACCGTCTCGGCCAAACTGTGATCGACAACGTGACAGCCGAAGCGGAAGATGAGCACAGGTCGAACGAGTTGCTGGTGCTCAAGGCGCGGCAGCAAGGCCTCACCACAAAAGTTGCCATCATGTTTGTGCAAGCGATCCTTTTTACTCCTCACACGCAGGCCGTCATGGGCTCGGTGATTGATGCGAAGTCAGAACTAATCACGCGCATCATCGAGACTTGCATCGCAAGAATCCCGTTCTGGCTTCGTCCACAGAGAACGACGGATAAGAAGAACATGATTGAGTTCTTGAACGGCTCGGTGATGTCGATTCAGTCCGGGAACCAGGCTACGGGCATCGCGCAAGGCTGGACGCCGACTCGCGTACATATTTCGGAGATCGGCGATATTCCGAATCCGAAGAAGTCAATCGAGGAAGGCTTACTGCACGCCACGCACTCGACCTACAAACTGTCTCTGATTCTCGAAGGAACTGGAAACGGGAACACGGGCTGGCTCGCGGACAAGTGGAGAAGCGCGAAAGAAAAGTGGCCCTTGGGTCAGTCACGCTTGCGGCCGATTTTCATCCCTTGGCCCATGACCCCGGAATTGTTCCCGACAAAGGACTTCATTCGCTCGCATCCTGTGCCAGGAGGGTTCACTCCGCTGGATGTAACAAGAAAACACGTTCGCCGCTGCGAGATGTTTGTGAACGATACCGACTATCTCCGCAAGGTAGCAGGAAAGAACTGGCGGATGCCGGTCGAGCAGCAGTGGTTCTGGCAGTGGAATTACGAGCAGAACGTGGACTCGCACACGACGAAGGTCTGGCTCGCTCAAAAACCGGCTGATGACTACGAAGCCTTGCAAGGGGCAAACGACCTGGTGTTTGACAGCATCGTAATTGACACTTCGGACAGAGACAGGAATCGAGACTTCCAAGCCTACGCCATCACCGGAGAGTCGGTGGACGACGGATTCGAGCCGGATGATTCGGAAATCGACTACGACAAGGAACGCATTCGTGTGGCCTGGAACTCGCACCGCGGACAGAGATTCGAGTGGGTCATGGTGCCGCTGAAACCGTTCGATGAAGACGATGAGCGCAGGTCTCTCGACAAGATTCTAATCTTCGAGCCTCCGAACATGGCGCCGGGACACGAAGGTGATGCTCAGGATTATTCCATCGGGATTGACACCGCAGACGGGTTGGGGCACGACGACGAAGACCGCTCAGTGTGCTCGATCTCGCGGAGCATGAAGGGTGAGAACTTCGACATTCAGGTAGCGGAGTTTACCTCAAATCGGGTGAATGCCCCGCAGATGGTTGCTTTCGCCGCATGTCTCGCCGCTTATTACGGAGAGAAAACGATTGACCAGCGCGGCTGCAAGTTCGCCATTGAGCAGAGAGAGCGACCGGGTGACGATTGCCAGTTGCAGTTGAAACTTATGGGATTCAGCTTTCACCACATCGACATCCGCTACGACAACAAACACGTAAAAGAGAACCAAGGGAACAAAGAAGGCATCTACATGCACGGCTGGTTCCGCCCAATGCTGATGCAGAGGTTCACGGATGCGGTGATGAATGGCTGGTACAAGCCGCAGTCGAAGTATCTGATTCAGGAATTGAAGGAACTGGAGCGCAAGGTGGCAAAGAACGGAAAGAGCCGGCTTGAGCATCAGTCGGGCAAACACGACGACCGCGTTCTGGCCGCGGCACACTCTTATTGGACGCGGCACGCGCTGGATGTGCTTGCAGAACGCTCTCAAAAACGTTACGCTCCTCCTACGGCGAAAAAACCGGAAGTTGATTATGACTGGAACCGGGATTCAGAACTTGTGATCGGAGACATGACAGCGTGAGCGGCCTTTACCTTCCAAAGCATCTCCGCAAAGAGCGCGTAGCCCAGCAGGGCAACATGCGCCAGATGGCCAAGCCGATCATCTACTGGTTCAACCGGAAGCGAGACTACATCGTGGTCGGCGCTCCCGATCCGATTCCCGCCCCTTCTGGGTACGAAACGATCAAGTGTATCCACGCGCACGAAGCCGACAAGTGGAGCCAGCGTCTTCGGGATCAGGAACGCCGTCTCGCTCAGATGTCGGACGAAGAACGTTTTCTGTTTGAGGATGCAGTCGCGGCGGAGAATATAGCAGAAGCCAAGAAAAACTATCAGCGAATGCCGGACTCCTTCAATAAGGAAATCGCGGCGATGATCATTCAGCGCATGGAAGCGTCTCGCGCCAAGCACGCAAAGCCAACGGTTGTGGAGGGCGTGATGGCGTTTGAGAAAGAAGAGGGCGTGGCTTCGTGAGCCGAAACGAGCCTCTATTCAACTGGCAAGTCCCCCCATTCACCGCTCCGCCTGACGAACGTCTAGCTTGGATCGTGACTCAGATTCAGGAAGGCGAAGGCTGGTTATCAAATCAGAAAGCCTACAAAGATCTCCCGCGCAACACGCAAATCTTCGACGCGATCTTCAAGGACAATACAAAGTCCACGCTGGTCTCGAATAACCTCAAGTACAATCTGAAAAAGTTTGTCGAGATGGTTTCCGATGTGCGCGAGATCGGAAGCTACTCCGCTGACGCGAAGCAGTGGAAGCCGTTCGCGGGGATGATCAACAAGGTGGCAAAGGGAATTTACATCGAGTCGCAGTTCCCTCGACAGATTCGCAAGGTTCTCCAGTGGGCGATTTTCGGGAGAGGCTATCTGTGGCCGAAGTGCAAGGCGGGGAACTACGGATTCGGAGAGCGGAGAATCATTTTTGAGCCGCTCTCGATGATCGACGTGCTCCCGGTGCAAATCCCCGGAGACATGGACGTGCAGAACTCGTATGTCGAGACGGTGTACGAGTACATGCCGATCGCGGAGGCTCACGGACGCTTCCCGCTCTTTCAGTCAGAACTCCAGCCCGTAGCGGACGCCAGTTTCAATTCCCGCGTGCAGGCGAGACGCCTTGACTACGCGGAAAAGTATCGCTCTGGAGAGGGCCAATCGCGGCACTGGGGTAGCCTGTACTGTGAGATCCGCTACACCTTCATCCGCGACATCCGCATCAACACTCCGCTCAAGAACAAGCGTGGACAAGAGTTGCCGATGGGCGATCCCGGAACGAGCTGGTTTTACAAGGTGCCTTACGTGGGGCAGGACATTCTCGGCGGAGTGAAGGATGGAAAGCGCGTCATGCGAAAGGCAGTCATAGAAGACTGCCGCATCTATCCGTTCTTGCGCCTGATGATCTCCAGTCCCGGCATCAACCGACCGATGTACGACGGCCCTGCGTTCGACTGGCACGGCTGTATCCCGACCGTGCAGTACGATATGGACGACTGGGTGCAGGACGGCATGGGCCGCTCGCTGATTTCTGACGTGGGCTCCATCGAACAAACGAAGCGGAAACTTGAGCGCAAGATTGATCAGGTGATTGACACGACGCTAAATCCTCCTATCGGCTACGACCGCACCGCGAATCAAGGTCCGAAGATGGAAAACTTCGACATCTTTGAAGGTGACATGCGCGTCGGCACGGAAGGCGAACCGAAAAAGATCGTGCAATCGCTCTTGCCGGAAGAGGTTCGCGTAGTCAGCGAGCATTTCAAGTGGTGGGAACTGCTCGAAAAGATGGAACTGACGCAGCTCGGGATCAACGATCTCGGAAGTCTGGCAAACTTGAAAATGAATATCTCCGGTGACCAG